TGTTTAAATTAGAACCTAAAGAATTTAAGTCTGAACAAGATGTTAAGGTTTGGATGATATTAAACCAATTTGGCAGGCGTAATATAGGCAATTATACACGTGCAAAATTAGCCTTAGAACTTGAAGATATTTTTAAAGAAAAGGCTAAAGAAAATCAAGGAAAAAGAACAGACATTTCTCAGATATCTGAGAAAAGTTTAGATTTATTTATAGAAGAAGAACCTGTTAAAAAAATTGAAATTAATCCTATTGATACTTATAAAGAAGTTGCTAAGGTTGCTAACTTGTCACATGACACAATAGCAAAAGTTAAAAAAATTGAACAAAAGGCAGCACCTGAAATTAAAGAAAAACTTTCAACAGGCGAACTTTCAATTAACCAAGCTTATCAGGATATTAAGAAAGAAGAAAAGAAAGCTGAAAGAATAGAAATAATTGAACAACAAATACAAGATATTGAAGAAGGTAAACTACCTGAATTAAAAGGTTTATTTGATGTAATTTCTGTTGATCCGCCTTGGCCATATGAAGGTGAAAATAAAAATATTACTTCATTTGATGCAGTTGGTAGAAGGGTTGCAAATCCATATCCTGAAATGAGTATTAAAGAAATAAAATCAATACAAATGCCTTTAATGAATGATGCTGTTGTTTTATTATGGACTACACATAAATTTTTACCTGATGCTTTTGAAATACTTAAAGAATGGAATTTAGCTTATAAAGCTACTTTAGTATGGAATAAAGAAAAAATTGGTATGGGTGCTTGGTTTAGAATGCAATGTGAATTTTGTTTAGTTGGCATAAAAGGTAAGCCATATTGGAATAACACTTCTTATAGAGATATTTTAAACGAACCAAGAAGAGATCATTCAAGAAAACCTGATAGCTTTTTTGAAATGATAGAAAAAATAACTTTAGGTAGAAGATTAGAATATTTTAGTAGAGAAAAAAGAAATGGCTGGGAAGTTTTTGGTAATGATATAAATAAATTCTAAATGAAAGATTTTAATATTTCTTTAAAAAAAGGCGAATTAGGTGAAAAAATAGTACGTGAATTTTTAGAAGCAAAAGATTGGATTGTTTACCAACCTATGACTAAAGATAAAGCGCACTATTTTGATATGATGTGTACTTTTAAAAAAGAAAAAGTTATTGCTATTGATGTTAAAACAAAAGCAAGATTAAACAAATGGAATGCACAAGGTATTGATAAAAAGCACTATAATGAATATATAAATTTTATAAATACTACTAATGTAAATTTTTATTTGTTTTTTGTTGATGACAAAATAGGTGATGTACATTGTGCTGATATTAAAAATTTAACAAATCCAATATATCCAAATGATAAAATTATAGCTTGGAAAATAGAAGATATGAATTATATTTTTAAATTAACTGATGAACAAATCATAGAATTATCAAAGTATGACCAGCGCAATTATAAATTTAATCCAACATAAATTTGAAACTTTCAAATATTACCTTTACTTTTGCCATTACGGCAGCCTGCTGCTAAAAACGTTCTTTCTACTTGTTAACACCATGTTACGCCAATTGTAACGCATAAAACGCTGATAATCATAGCTTGTTACGCTGTTACACTTGTTACACTACTTCAACACGTATATGCGTGTATTTTTTATGTTCATTCTCACATATATGTAGAATATAGTGTAACATACGTAACAGTGTAACATGTACTATATATCAATTAGTTATGTGTTACACTTAATGTAACAAGTGTTAACAATAATAATAAATAATAATAATAATATAAATAATAATACTAATAATAATATAGATAATAGCCTATAAAGCATATAAAAGCTGTTTTAAGGCATTTTTATATTAAAGTGGTGTGTAGATATCAAAAGTTATTTAAAGTTGCTTAAAACGAAAATATGAAAGGAATTGCAGGTAGAAAACTGTTATTTAAAACGCCCGAAGAACTGCAAAGTAAAATTGAAGCGTATTTTGATTATTGCGATTCGCGTACAAAAAAAGAAGTTGTAAAAACACGTGACTATTATGAAGTAATTGATTTGCCAGACCCAATACCATACACTATCTATGGTTTAGCTGATTTTTTAGATTGTGATGCTGATACGCTTTTAAATTACGCCGAAAGGCCTGAATTTTCGGTATTTATAGCGCGCGCGAAACACAAAATACTAACAAACAAAGTAGTTAGGGGCTTAGATGGCAAATCAAATCCTGCAATTACTAAACTTTTGTTAGGGTTTAACTATGGCATAATAGAACCGAAGGGTGAAGCGCAAGACGACAAAAACATTAACATCAACATTCAGTATCCACCTGAAGCTAAGTAGTGCCGCGCAATATAAACATACAGCTTTATAAGCCACATACCGGGCAAAAACGAATATTAGATAATAAGCGAAGGTTTAACTGTATAGTTTGCGCGCGTAGGTTTGGCAAAACTGAATTGATAACTTCTGTTGCATTGCCGCTTATAAGCCCCGCTGTATTTGAAGGTAAGTTCGTAGGTATCTTTGTCGATGACTTTAAAGATTTTGCACAAAGCTGGAATAAGATTGTAGATACTTATAAAACTATTTCAGAAGGCGGAATCATTAAGCACAAAGATGAAACATCTAAGATAATGCAGTTTTTAAACGGCGGCGTTTTGGAAGTCTGGTCTATTGGCGATGAAGGGCGAAAGGACAAAGGGCGCGGCCGTAAGTATCACCGGGTAATCTATGAAGAAACACAAAAGATACCAAGCCACATATTAGAATATCATTGGAAAACAGTTGCACGCCCTACCTTAACTGACTACAAAGGTGAGGCGTTTTTTATTGGTACAGCAGCGGGCAAAGATAACTACTGGTATGAACTATGCCGCAACGGCGCAAAGGCTGGCAATGTAGAAAAGAATTGCTACAATGACATAGATTTGCCACAAAGCGAAAACGGCAGCGACAGCTGGATAACGTTTAGAATGGAAACAACCGATAACCCAAACATTGATCCTGATGAGGTTGCCGATGCCAGCCGCGATTTGGACCGCCTAACGTTTGAACAGGAATACAAATCTGTATTTGTTGATTATAGTGGTGAGGCATGGGTTTACGTGCTAAAGGACAAAAGCATTCAACAAAAAGTATTTCAGCCTTCAAAAAAAATAAACTGGGAAACGGAACAGATTTACGTTTCGTTTGACTTTAATAAAATACCAATGACCGCCGCCGTTATGCGCAAAACTACATTAGCGCCTGATGTATCGGCACGTTCACGTTATCGTTACGGTATACACATCGTTAAAGAATTTAAGATAGGTAGTGAAGAACGCGGCGAGGCTTCAATATATGATACATGCCAAGCGTTTCGCGAATGGGTATTTGCAGAAACAAATAAAAAAATAGGTCGATGGTCCGATACTGCTATTTATCCCTGTACTATTCCGCTACTGATTACAGGTGATGCATCAGGTGATCGTTCCGATGGTAGACAGCGCGTTTCAAAAACATACTATGAAATTATACAAGAAGAACTGCAGTTACCCGCGCGGTTCTTTGTAGTGCCTAAAGCTAACCCGCTGCATGCTGAAAGCTACGTTCAAACAAATACTATTATTAGCATGTGCCCAGATTTCGAGATCTATGAAGATAAATGCCCGGGTTTGCGTATGGACTGTTTACGTATCAAATCAGATAACAGCCGCCGAATCATTAAAGGCAAAGGCGAAGAAAGGCAGGCCGACTTACTTGATAATCTTAGATACTTACTTAACACGTTTTGTCAAGATATAAAACTATAATCCTATGATTTACCGCCCCAAAATTAAAGTACATTCTAATGAAGAAGTAGAATATTGGAAAAACATAATAAATGAAAAGCGCCGACAAAACAAAAGCCTTCAGCGCTGGTTAGTTGTTAGTGATGTGCACAGACCGTTTCATAATCAGATACTTTGGCAAAAACTATTAAGGCTAATATCTGAACTTGGTACAAATTTACACGGCATTGTTTTAGCGGGTGATTATTTAGACCTTTATACACTTGGCAGCTATAACGCTGAATCATTGGCCAACTTATCGGGCCTAACATTACAGGATGAATACATAGACGGATTGCAGGGTATTGACGATATTAACAGCGCGTTTAAAGGTGCTAAGAAATATTTTCTATTTGGCAACCATGAAGATAGATACTTCAGGCACATAAAAGAAAAAGATAATGCCAAATACGGCGGCGCGTTAATAAATCCTACTGATGCATTATACCTGTACGAACGTGGATGGGAAGTTAAAACAGATTGGCAGTCTGATTATTTCACGCTTGGCAAACACTTAGATATAGTTCACGGTGTTTACACATCTATT